GGTAATTTACATGGATTTATGTTCACAACAAGTGGATTAACTGATATTACAGCACAAGGTGGTTCTTTAGGCTCAACTACTTTAAACCCAGCAAATCAATTTTTTATTTTTGCTACTATTATTTTAAATAATAGTGGAGACAGTATAATCGGTAATATGTTCTCAATACACAATTAATATGAAAACAATAATAGAAATAGCAACAAGTCAAGTTGTCGGGGCAACCTACTCAAACGAATGTTTAGAAACACAAGTTTTAATTGATGAACTTTTGCAAGTTGTAATGGTTAAACCTTATTTTAATTTTGATACAAGAGAGTTTTACGAGGGTGCAACACCGGAAGAAATTGAACAAGCATTTAAAGACAAAACACCAGCAGAAACTCAACTTTGGAGATTGAGAACTATTCTAAAATTAATGAATTTAGAAACAACTATTGAGAGTGCATTAAACCAATTAGAAGAGCCAACACAAACTGCTGCTAAAAATGTATGGAACTATGGTACAACAGTAGAAAGATACTCTCAAACGGTTTTATTTATTCAATCAGTTACACAAATGACTGATGACCAAGTAGACGAAATATTCCAACAAGCCGAAGCAATACAAATATAACAATGAGTAAAGAAACATTAGATAGGTTGTTGAACAAATGGATTAGCAGAAAGCTATTAGTTTTTTTAGTAGCTTGTTTAGGTTTATTTATGGCTAAAATAACATCAAGTGACTGGGTTATTGTTGCAACTGCATATATAGGTATTCAAGGTTTTACTGATATAGTAGCAAAAATAAAAACATAAAATAAAATGATACCTCAATCCGTTAAAATCTATGCCTTGAATACTGCCTCGATGATTATATCTTTCAGTAATATTGAACAGACTTTGAAAATAATTCTTTTAACTGTCTCTATTGTATATACTATAATTCAAACTATCAAATTATTAAACAAAAATAATGAAGCTAAATAAAGAAGGATATGACCTAATAAAACTATTTGAAGGATTAAGTCTTAAGCCATATTTATGTAGTGCAAATGTTCCTACCATTGGACATGGCTCAACCTTTTATGAAAATAACAAAAAAGTGTTAATGTCCGATCCTCCAATAACCAAACAACGTGCAGATGAGTTACTTCAGATAAGTGCTGATAGGTTTGCTGCTAAAGTGGTTAATTTAGTTAAAAAGCCAATTACTCAAAATCAATTAAACGCTTTAACATCGTTTGCCTACAATTTAGGTTCGGGAGCTTTGGCTTCTTCAACTCTATTAAAAAAGGTAAATGTAAACCCAAACGATGTAACTATTAGAAATGAATTTTTACGCTGGAATAAAGCTAACGGAGTTGCATTAAAAGGCTTAACCAATCGAAGAATAAAAGAAGCTGATTTATATTTTACTGCTTAAAGTAGTGTAATTTACTACATTTTTCCATTATTTGTACAAAATATCAAACAATTAATATTTTATTTAATACTTTTGATAAACTAAACAAATAACTTATGGTTTCAAAGTGGAAAATATACGATAATGATATTAAGTATTTTTTAGATAATAGTCAAGAAACTAACAATACTAAATTAGCTAAATTAATACTTGAAAAAAATAAAATCACTTATAACTGTTTTGATACTGAATTATTTTCACGATACATTTCTCGAAACAGAATTAGAATACAAATAGAAGAAGATAATCAAGGTGTTATTAATGCTTGTGAAAATTTAGGAGTTGATGTAACTACAACTCCAATGCTTTGGTTAAAAAGCAAAACAGAAAGTATCAGAGTTACAAATCCATTATTTATTAAGCAAGAAGAAAAGTTATTATTAGACTTGCGAGATGATTTAATAAAAGATTTACAAGACTACATTCCGAAGTTTCCAAAATTGGAACGCATAGAAAATACCGAAAGTTATTTATTAGTTATTGATCCAGCCGATATTCATATTGGTAAATTATGCTCAGCTTTTGAAAGTAACGAAAGTTATAATAATCAAATAGCAGTTCAACGTGTTTTAAGCGGTGTTAGAGGTATTTTAAAAAAGGTTTCATCATTTCATATAGATAAGATACTTTTCATTGGCGGTAATGATATTTTACATATTGATAGTCCAAGCAGAACAACTACAAGCGGTACTCCACAAGATACAGATGGAATGTGGCACTCTAACTTTTTAATAGCAAAACAGCTTTATGTTGATGTTTTAGAAATGCTTTTAACCGTTGCTGATGTTCATTTTACTTTCAATCCAAGCAATCACGATTATACAAATGGCTTCTTCCTGGCGCAAGTAATTGAAACATATTTTAAGAATTGTGAAAACATTACTTTTGACTGCTCAATTTCACATAGAAAAGCATTTAAGTATTATAACAATTTAATAGGCACAACTCATGGAGATGGTGCAAAGCAAATGGATTTACCTTTATTAATGGCAGTTGAATATCCAAGTGAATGGAGCAATACAAAACATCGTTATGTTTATACGCATCACGTTCATCATAAAACAAGTAAAGATTATATAGGAATAACTGTTGAAAGTTTAAGAAGTCCAAGTGGTACAGATAGTTGGCATCATAGAAACGGTTATCAGCATAGTCCTAAAGCAGTTGAAGGATTTATACATTGCAAAGAACATGGGCAAATTTTAAGAATTACACATATCTTTTAAACTTTATTATATGACAATTAAAATAGAAACACAATGGACAACTTCTACTACTGAATTTAATAATTCAGATGTAACTATGGCACAAATTGCAGAGGCATTACGAGGTATGTTATTAAGTAATGGATGGCATATAGATATTATTGATGAATATATAAAAACTGAATAAAATGGCAGATATAGCAAAATGCACAGATTTTTTATGTCCAAGTAGTAAATATTGTTATAGGTTTACTGCTCCAGCAGGAATATATCAAAGTTGGGGAGTATTTAACAGAGAAGAAGATGCAGATAACTGTAATATGTTTTGGAGTAATGGTATTGATTCTAACAAATGTAAATTAGGCGGAGTTAAACGTGATGGTGAAATGTGCAATTTAGATTATTGTACATATCCAAAATGTGTCCAGGATGATTATTGTGAGTACTGCCACAAGACAGATAGCGAACACAAGATGAGTTGTCCAACAAGAAAAATACAAATCAATTTATAGATATTATAATATACAATATACTATAAATATATACTAAATGTATATTATATTATACAATCTAAACAAATCAATTTATGAGCTATTCAAACTATCAAAGAATTAAAAGAGTTTTAAATTTCTATCATTCAAGAGGAACAAATAAAGAAAGCGTAAATTCTGTTTATCGTAAAATTGTAAAACAAAAATTAGAAAAATGACAACAACTGAAAACAACAATGGCAATAACTTATTATTAATAGCTATTATAACAGCTTTAATAGCTGCAATAGTATTGACTTCTTGTGGTTCAAGAAAAGTACAGAAATCTGAAATCAAAGAACAAGAGCAAAAAACTGAAAAAATTACTCTCGAAACTGAAACGAGAGTAACAGACAACAGTAAAATAATTGATACTTCTACAACTGATGAAATAGAGATATGTCCTGTATCTGATTCATTGCCTATGGTTGTGAATGGAATAACGTACAAAAACGCTAAAATAAGGCACAAAAAAACTAAAAACAATATAACTATCAATAAAGATGTAAAAGTCCAACACAAAGCCAAAAAAGAGGGTTTAGTGATGGTTAAAACCAACAGAATAATAGAAGTAAAACAAACTGAACGTAAAGAATCTTATTGGTGGCTACTTTGGTTCTTACTTTTAATACCAATTTATTTTGCTTATAAAAAGTATAAAGATAAAATTTGGTTTATTTAGTCCCAAAAATACATTAAATTAGGGACTAAATATATTACCTTTTATGTCAATAAAAACCTTATTATTTAGGGTTTATGTTTAAACAGTTAGTAACTTATAAGTTACTTTAAATATTAATTAAATTTTATGTTGTATTTAAAAATATAAAATATTACATTTGAAAATTCATAATAGTTTAGTTTGGTTAATTAATCCCCTATCGTGGTTTGTGGTGTCCGCAGACATAGATAGGGGATTTTTTATTTAATAATTACATTTTATATCGCCAACTGCTCCCTGATGTCCAGGCAAATCAATCACCTTTATTTCACCTGTGCAGTTTTTCTTCATTTTCATTTTGGTAATTGGAGTTTGTAATACGTTAAAATAAACTACTTCAACTGCTACTCCACAATTACAATCTGTAAGATCAGGATTTTCGGGAGTGTTTTCTTCTGTTGAACAACTAAATGACATTACAGCCATTGATAAAATTAAAATTGTTTTTTTCATAATATTTATTTGTTAAATGTTTCGTTGTAGTATTGTTCAGGATTGTATTCTTTATTAGGAACAGATATTGCATTAGCATAACCTCTATGATAAGCTTCAATTATCTGTTGCTTTTCCATTTCTTTGGCTTGTTTAACTATTTCTATATCTTGTTTTAAATGATATTGTTCGCATAACCATTCTACTGCTGTTTTCATAATTAATTAAATTTAAGGTTAAATAGTTTATCGTAATCACTTTTTGAATCTATAAGCAATATTTCTTTTTGTTTTATTGCGCTTTCAATATACTTTATGCAGATTAATTTCTGCTTTTCAAAGTTTTCACTTCCTGATGCAGAATTATAATAATCATCGTAATGAGTAATAAAATTCTTGTAATCGCTTTCTAATTGCAAATATGCAATGTAATGTTCTGTTGATAAAAATTTGTCTTTCATAATTATTGTTTTATAAATGAGAAAATATGTTCTATTATTGGTAAAGTCCATCCATCCCCTAATAAACAAGCAGCTTGATT